CTTCTAAATACGTGCCCACTAGTTCGAATCGAGGGGCTGTCGCAGTAGCGGTAGTTAAAGCAGCGTCAGTTACTGCAACCTTGACTGTTGTTACTGTGCCGACAAGAGCTGCAAGTGTTGCGTAGGTCTCAGTGGCTGCATAGCTCATATAGAGGTCTAGCACGATTTCCTGATCTGACAAACCTGACACGAATGACCTGGATGTGCTTCCGAAACTAGTTGCTTCAAGAGCCTCGGCGCGATTTCGGACGGTTGCGCTAGTACACATATCCGTTAAATTTACATTATTAATTAATACGCCTGGGTTTGAAAGGTATGTTGCTGAAGCCATGGTTTACTCCTCTGGAGATGTTTCTTCTGTTTTAGCAGATTTGGTTGGGGTTTTGTCGGATTTAATAAAGCCACCCTCAATGAGGGCTTCAATGTTGGTTCCTTCGGATGGTTCGAACTTGTCGCCCGGTGTTCCGATTCTTGGACTAATGATTGTGTACATGATCCGCCTTACGCTGTCTGTGCCTGTACGGATACTACTAGGTCATAGCAAGGATATTCGGCACCACCAATAAGGTAGGCGGTGGGTTGCCCGTTCATCACAATTACCTTGCTTGAGATGACTTTGGCTGTGGTGCTTAGCAGCTGGCGTAGCACTGGCAGGCCAGCAGGGCCAGAGCCAAGGATTTTAATGGGGAAAGACACATTGAGGATGTTGCCGTTGCCAGCAAACGTGGTGAACGATGGGGCGTCAATAAAGACACAGTTAGGCACAATCTTGGTTGCATCTGTTACAACCCTAAGACCAGACACCGTAGCTATCTTGGCTGCCACATCATCTATGGCTTCGTTGAGAAGGTCTGTAAAGGCCACTACGCCACCGCTGGGCGTGGAATGCCCAGTAACTGCTTAATAACTGGTGTCATCGCTGAGACGCTTGCAGAGCCCATTCCGTCAAAGGTAGCAAAGGTGTCTTGAACGCTGCCACGGGCACGCCACAATGAAGCTGCATACATGAGAGTCCCCAAGGTCACATCGTGTCCCGGTGAGACAGTCAAACTATCAAAATACATTGACTCCTGCCTGCGCCTGTAACAAAAATCGTTAGCCGCGTTTCGGGCCTGTGTTGCCAGCGTGTAGTCATCGCTTGGGTTTGTAATTTCTACACCCAAATATGTCACCAGCTGCGAAATGCTTATCCATGTGCAATCCTGCTGGAAAGTGATAGTGCCAGCCGATGCAATACGGCCAACATCAGCACCAGTACAAGCAAAGAGCACCTGGTTAGGAATACTGACATTGCTGTTAAATAACAGATCACCTTCTGTGTCTATGCCGATGTACTCATACTTGGGCATCGCATAAACCACAAAGGTGCCGTTAAAGGGTGCACCAACAGCGCTAACAGTGATGGATTGCCCCACCTCAATTTCGGTATCGGTCAGTGTTTGTAGCACTGCATAGTTGTCCAGCAGTTGCTTGAAAGTAACTGTGTATGTAGCCATCGGCGGTAGCCGCCTTTCGGACTAAGCGAGTGCGATTTTTTGTACTTGAGTTGCATCAGCAACAAAGAGGCTTGCATAGCCGTGATACGACATGACCTTGCCCAATGTTGATGGTTCGTCACGAGTAAGCAATCCGCGGATGCTTTCATAAAATTCTATTGCAGCACCGCGAGCTACAACCATTGTGCCAGCAGCAAAGTTGCGGTCAGCTACAAGGTTCAAGCCGAATGGGTTGAAAGTGTTAGCAACTGTGATATCGGCTGAGCCCATACCGTTTACGCCCATAAGTCCAGCTGCACCCACGTATGGGAACACTGGTCGCTTATCAACATCAAGCTGTGCACCCAAAGCCTGCCATACGTTTGGTGAAACAAAGATGTGGTCAGGCAAGAAGTTGCTGGCTAACAGAATGTTGTATGCGCTTGTGTAAATAGCCGAGATGAGGCTTGACGGATCGTTAGCAGTAACTGTCCATGTAGCGCCTGATGCAGCTGCACCAGCAACGAGACCGTCAGCAGCGAGATTGTCGCTGGCCTGCATGTACTGTCCCATAAGGTCATTGATGATGATGTCCATAGAGCCCGGCGAAGTGAAATCGACGTCTTGTAGGGACAAGGTGACCTGCCCAGCCAGGGTGGTTTTGCTGACCACGTTTGAGGCAATTACGGGGGTAGTTGCTGACACTGCTGAGAGCTCTGTGCTCTGAGTCGCAACGCTGGTGTGAGTTGTCCATGTTGGGCGAATAAAAGTTTTTTGGCTTCCACCGTCTGGGTAGGCGCGAGCACCGATAGCTGCAACTACTGGGCGAATTGCTTGGTTAAGGTTCGCAAATACAGGTCCGAGCACTGGAACTGGCAAGAGTCCTGGCGTATCGGTTGTAAGAACGTCACCAGCTGCGAATTGGAAAGCTGATTGCTTGGAAGCAACATAGTCACGTGCGGCTGCAGCAACGTTGTCAAATGTTGTTCCGCCGATGTGCATAGCAGCGAGATATTCGCCTGGTGTTGGCAGGTCAAACTTGCGTTTTGGCTGGGCAAAAACTGTGGATGCTTCGATGACTTCTGGGGCTGGTGTTTCTGACACTGGGTTCTCCTGTGGTTCGGTAACTTCAGGCTCATCGGGTGCCGTTTCTGTATTATTGCTCAAGTCATCCTCTGATGTGGGGATACTCGCTGCAACATCTGTGATGGTAGCACCTGCAAAGGCTGGCTGTGGTACAAGTGACAACTCCATCCAGTCGGCTGCTTCCACGATCATTACGCCATCTTCGTTAAACGAAAACTTGGTGGGGTTTACGCCTACCGACACAGAGTCAAGTACGCCATCAGCTGCCAAAATTAGGGCTTCATCGCCTAGGGCTGTGGTTGAGACTTTGGCTGTGAAGTACATGGCCTCATCGTCATCGGTGCGCTCGGTGACAAGGCCAATGGCCTGCGTAGAGTCGTGGCTCATGTAGAGCTTGGGTGCTTTGCCCTCTGTTGGCAGTGAGCCGGGCAAGAAAGAAACTGTCTGGCCACCTGACACTGTGGCTTCTGTGTTGTAGGGCAAGGCAATGCCAGTGATAGTGCGCTTAGGGCCGTCATCTGTGGCGGCATCGACTGAGAATGTGGAACTAGTAAAGCGCATCATGCGAGTGACTCCTGAGTGTTTTCTTGTGGTTCGGTGTCGGGCATTTTGTCTGCTACATAGTTTTCTTCTAAGTAGCTCTTTGTATCAAACTTTACATAGGTGCCACGCGGCAGCACGTTATTCATTGACAGTGTGCTGGCGATGCAATCGGCGTATGGCTTGACACCAAAAATGTATAAATCAGCGCGTGATTGCTCACTGCTGGTGTAGGCATAAGCACCAGTGGCAACGCCTACAAGGTAGGGGGGAACACCACATAGGCGTGCCAAATCTAAGGCTGAATACTGGGCTGACTCAATCATCAGCATCTTGTCAGGTGTAGCAGTGCTGGCCTCGTAGCTAAGAAACTCATTTAGTACAGCGGTTTGGCTAGTTAATCGAGCCTCTTGAAAGGCTGCGCCAATCTCTGACAGCTCTTGCGCGCTCAATGGTTCGCCGCCAGTTTGTTTCAATACGCCACTAGGCAATGATGACTGGGCGTTCTTGTAGCGACTCTGTTCAACTTTTAACGCTGTGGCGATGGTCTGTTCAGAGCTGTAAATGATGCCCTGAATAGGGCTTAGAAACTGGATGACATTGCGGTAGTCCAACTCGTTACCAGCAAAACTGATGGCCTTAGACGGTTGGTAAAACACCGGGCCTTCCTCATCGGCTGTTTGGATTGAGCCCATAGGAAGAAGTTGGAACTTACTAGGAAAGCCATCTTGAGTGCGCTCGGTGATGTACCACATGCTTCTACCGTAAAACAGAAGCGACTCAAGGGTGTAAGCCATGATGTGGTTGTAGGTCACGGCTGGGTCAGGCTGGCGTAGCCAAGACCTAGGTGCCAATGGGATTTCTTCCATCTCGCCCGTGGCATCGTTATACATTTCGCCGTACATTTTTAACGGCATACAAGCAATAACAGAAGCCAAAAGGTCACGTGATCGAGACACCGTTGCCAGCGTCATAGCGCGATCACG